CGACCACAGTCTATGGGTCATACAACACATAAGGAGTAGGGACTCCGAAGGGTCAAATCCCTCTAACAACCAAGTAAGCCTTTTTCTAGGGCCCAAAACGGATTAGAGAACCTTGACACAACTGACTCCCAATATCATTTGCTTGTTGGATGACCGATGGACTGCCCACGGTCTTAGCCTCTCATGAGATAATTTACTATCCACGAGATACCACCTCCACTTCTCGAAAATCTGAGATCCGCGGACTTCCGAGCCTCCCCCACCAGCCGACTCCTCATGTAGGCGACCAATCCCAATTTTGCCTGGCGTTCACAGCGTTGTTTGAGACGCTTGATATCCGGCAAATCGGGGGTCCCAATGAGCGAGTATACCTTATTAGACGACTGGATAGAACGTAAATACCCGTCGGTACCACACGCCTTCTCGGTGGCAATCCGATCAGCGAGGATCCTAACGGGTAGTGGGTCTTGCGCAGTAGAAAGTCCTAAATCGTGAAGGCCTCGGCCAGACCAGCCGATATCCTTACGATGGCCCAGTAAAATTCCAAGGGCCCGACCTATCCTGCTCTCCATACAAGAACCCACCCAACCTTTAAAGTAGTCGGTGAAATTTAGAGAATAGAGCTTCTCATTCACTGTCTTCTGACCCAAGGCTGGATCAAGAGTATCAGTGTCCTCCCCCTTCTTCTGATCGAAGATAAAGCCCTGGTTTAGGTATGGAATTGCCTTAACCCGGCCCGATTTAAAGAGGAAGTATTGGGAATTTATTGTACAGAACTTCTTTGCCTCGAAGTTCTTCCCAACGCTCTTCTCGAAACCCACCTGAGAAACCGTCTCCGACCAAACTTTTGGAAAGTCTGGAGGACAGTTGAATAGGATATCATCCCCGTTGATCAAGACGGGGCACCTTTTAACATACAGGTGATCCTTTCCGAAGTGTTTTCTTGCGGCATATTTAAAAGCCAAGAAATTGGCTATACAAAGTACCACAAAAGAGAAAATACACCCCATCAACTGTCCATTAGTCTGTACAAATGGAGAGGGAATCTCTGATTCGCCCAACGCAGGGTGACAATTGGTATAGTTAATTTTATTACCAATCAAGCCCCTTCTCATCACCATCCTATAAATCCAATCGTTCCGCATTAATGCATCTACAATTGTTGTGGTGACGTCCATATTAAGGTTGTCAGTTGCGGCACTGTAGTCTCCGGAGACCCAGAGTAATTCTGTGTCCTCGGGAAAACAGTATCCGGATTCTTCCTGTAAATTTGTAATATGTTCTCTTCCCACCGTTTCACCGATGAGAGAGAATCTCCAGTCCTCACGAAGAGTTCCCCAGAGATATTGCTGGATCTGTCGATATAAGCCATTAACAAAAGCGGGTGCCTTTGTAATAGTCCTACATTTTAAAGGTTCCAGAATGAATTTCACAAAAGTATCAGGGACCTGATAATCAGGCTCTAGACTCCTTAAATGGCATTGGTGAATCATACTACCAATGTGAAACCGGAATCGGTGCTCCTCCACCCCAAATCTGGGTGAATAAGTCATCCTAAAAAGATATGTCTCCCCGATCTGGGAGGCAAGGATCTTTTGGACGCTACCATTAAGGGTATAATCGAATACCTCAGCAAGACTGCCAAGCTTTGCTAGAGGCCTTTCTGAACATGCCTTATGGGATAAACCTGCACCAATTTTCGAATAATCCTCACGGAAGGGTTTCTTGAACATTTTAATAACCTCTTCCTCAAAAAAGTCTAGGATCTCCGAAGGGGTCTCTCTCTGAACTGAGAGGACCGCCCGGTGGTCAGCCGCTGCCTGTTTTATAAAATCTTTATCTACAGTAGGCATCCCCCGCTTCACACCTTGAAGAACGGTGTTGCGGAAGGAACGGTTAACCTCACGGTTGGATTTTGTCCTAATGAGAAGATCATACTGCTTCTGGATGGAGCCATACGCAATAAGACCATCCCGCCCAAAAATGGACGGTTTTCTCACGGGGTACTCTATAGTACTCTCTCCAGAGAGAACCTCCCCATGATTGAAGAGCCAAGTTAATTGATACTTAAGCTCCTTAACCCAGAGGCCCGACGCCCTTAAAACAAACCAATAAAGCGCCGTACTACGAATCGAGGGACCCAGAATAGATGCTATCTGCGGTTTCTTCCGATACGTCCACAAAGGTACGCAAAGGTTGTCCACAATAAACAAACTATCCTGGAACCAGGTAGTAATCGTGTCTAGTTTATCTCGCATTAGTCCGCCAATAAGTGCATGACGAACTCGGGAAAGTCCCAGACCGTTCAGATTGACATCAAAGCCACAATAGTGGAGTTTAACGTCTTCTGTCCGGTGGATCCCGCCTTCTGGCCTACAACCTAAACAATTGCAGGTCACCTGAAGGATAGGCTCGATTAGGTGATTGATTCTGACCTCTTGTTTAACAAGATCAGTTGGAGTCACTTGCCCCCTCAAGTGCTCAACCTTCTCCACTGCGGTCCGTTTGCCGTGTAAACTGTCGGCGAATGCAGACCAATACTGTCTCAGGCAATCAGGAAGTTGTTTCGACATCCTTAACTTGCTTGGAAAAT